GTCCACTCTAAAGGAGATTTACCATGTCAGCGAAACGCAGTAACTTACGGAAAGGCAGGAAACCCATGAGTGCCTATGCGAAACTTCGCAAACAGCATTATGATAAGCAGTATCGTCTTGATATTGCCATCTTTGGGCATTCTCGTCTTTTCGAGAGGATGCGTGAAGCAGGAAGACTTTCTGAAGATGGGTGTCTGGTCCAACGTAGAAATTACGGAGGACAATTCAGCACCGGTTATCAGAGTCGCACAAGTGCAACCCCGGAAGAGTTAAATCTCTTCCTGGATGACCTCGTGTGCGCGCCTTCCACTGTCCGGTTTTGCCAAGTGTGTCGCCAAACATATTCGAAATGTGTTTGCTGGGGTGAATTCTCCAGATTCGACTTCAAACTCGTTAGCGATACAATAAACAATTCCCAAGTCGACGGTGATTGTTTTCCAACCACCGACAAGATGCTCGAGGATCTTAGGGATAAGGTCCCAGGGCAACTCTTCGACTCGCTCTTCGAGTTCAATGAAATGTACAAGAAGAAGGGCAGCGACAATGTGTAACTCTCTGAGAAGAGTGGGCAAGATCGTTAGCCGGAAATTGCTTACCGGCAAATCCGTCTGTATCGCCTGCGGCCAACCCACGAGTTCAACTCATATGGGTTTTCAAACAGCTCAGTCGCTGAAAGCCTCTCTCTGTGAAGAGAAAGTTAGAAAAGGATTACTCTCCCCCGGTTGGAGGAGATATTCCTTGCTCTCAGTTAAAGATCTGATAAAGTCTGGAGAATTCACCTGTCCTGAAGCTGTAAAGCTTTGGCTCGGGTGGTAACCTCTAGAGGCAGTAGGTACTACAGTTTTATCCTATGAAGGAGTTCCGATCATGGTTATCCGCAATAAGTTGGACAGACGCAGGCGACAGGTGCGTCAAAGCATCTGTAAGTCCTGTCTGTCTTTACTGACGGCGGTGGCCTTAGTGGTCGGACCCCTGATATGGGAGCGGATCGTCAGCATCGCTGACTTGTTGATGAACGTTCCCTCTACTTGGGGGAACTAAATTGACTACGACAGCGGAAAAGTTGATTGAGGTGGATCGCACTCTTCGTTTCATGACGCCTTACAACCCGGGGACAGATCCGATCCGGGGCACAATCGTCGTTTTGGTTGGCCAATACTTCGTGCACAGGGAACAACTGAGTCTTATAAAGGCTCACGAGTATTCTGGGTTTGGAGTACAGCCACCTCGGCGAGAGAGCCCCGTTTTGGTTTTCGTCCTCGAGACTGGTCGGGTTAGTGGAACGGAGGTGTATACCTACCATCTTCTAGATTGGCCTCATCGATGGGTTAAAGGCTTGGCGGCTAGGTGGTCTCTTATCTTCCCGGCCCTGCGGAAAATTCCGTGGGTGCCGGTGAAAGAGATACCGTCTGACCGTAAAGTCAAACCTGTCAAAATTGGCCCGAAGGTGGACCTCAGTCACCGTGACGTCGTGGAGCACTTGCGACGTGCACGAGCCTCAGCGTTGAGAAAACTCACGCCGAGACGGAGTGTTAACTTGCGTTTTCCAAGATTACCAGTTCGCACACGTACGAATCCGGAGACCATTACCTGGAAGTTATTCCAAGCAGTGCGGGACTATTGGACGCCTCTTTATGAGGTGCCGACCAGTCCATTGCGCTACTATAGGAGTTTCTCCAGTTCTAATACTCCGGGTTTTCGCGGAATGCGGAAGGGAAGCCTGCCGGTTAATCCGTACAGTCTTGTCTTGAAACTCGTCGATGACCCGATGGGCCATGATCTGCGCGTTTGCACAGATGGTGGCGAGTACGGTCTCCAGAATTCGTCGGATTACTATTCTCCGTCGAGCTACATTCCGGGTGTTAACATTCCTGCGGGGCCTGTCCATGACGGACTGGCTCATAATAAGGCTTTAGCGAACTTGATCAAAAGGGCCGACGGTTTTGTTGGCCTCAATGGCAACTTGGCGCAAGATCTTGCTCAGTTCGGACAGCTGACTCGTATGGTTGGCGATTCTGTCAACCGTATAAATCGGTCGATTCGACTGGTCAAGAAAGGGCGACTCGATGCCGCTTGGAGTGCTTTAGTGACTCCTACGACAAGTTCGCGGGGCCTTGGGTACCGCGTTAGTGGAGAGTTCGGCAAACGGCCCAAAAGGCTTAAGTCTGCTCTTCCAATCGACCTGAAACTTGACCCTAAAGGTCAAGTCCGTAGGGTCGACCTGGATGTTGGCCGGGATGTTTCTCCCCTAAAGAGCGTCGCCGAAAACTGGCTAGCGCTGCAATATGGGTGGAAGCCTCTCCTGTACGACATTCACGGTGCCCTTCAAGCGATCGCCGATTATATGGTTAGATCGCCTGAGGTTGTGAGAACCGCGCGCGGTAAGGGTAACACTATCTTGAAAACGAGCCTAGACAATACGATCTCTAGTCATTATACACAGAAGACCGGAGTGATGAAAGTCACGACGAAAACCTTCTGCACAATTGGCATTAGATTTACAGTCGATAGCTCGCTACGAGTGTTTGCTGCCCAAACCGGTTTTACAAATCCCATAAATCTAGCGTGGGAAGTGCTTCCGTACAGCTTCGTCAGTGACTGGTTCTTGCCTATAGGCCCATACCTCGAGACGCTTAGTGCGTTCGACGGGTTGAAGTTCCTAGACGGCTTCGAGTCTAACAAGACGGTGCAGTACACTTCGTCGGTTCAGAACTACAATGGCAAATTTCCAATCAATGGCTACCCGCACGTGACAATCGATCTAAAGGGAAACTATTGGAGAACCTGGG